ACTCATCGAAGCATTTGATACTGTCTGGATCAATTGGCAACTGATACTGTGTGAGTGCAAGTTTAATGCCCATCACCACTATTTCAGTGTCGAAGTTATCCATAGAAAATCTAAGAAACTTATTGACCTTGTCATTAAACTTCTTATCTTTCTTATCACATGCGTCTTTCAGTTCGTAGCAAAGGGAGACCGTCAAGGAATACATGGCACTGATTTCTTTGGTCTTCATTTTTTCTACCTTCCCTGACAGGATGTCAGACGGATTTGGTAGGTCCTTAGCTACTTTCCTATGAGCCATGAATTTTACTGCGAGTCCTTCACCCACAGCACCGCTTACTAGGTCGGCTGTGGTACTCTCGTCTATTTCGTCACCAAGTAATTCGCTGACGAATGTCCAAGATCTAGGAGTTGCAAATGATCTGCCTGAACTCTTGGGCTCAAAATCGTATAAATCTTTTTTGCTGAATGTGAGGAAACCCACCACATCTTTGTGTATGTTGTGTTGCACAGCCCATTGAAACCAATCTTCAAAATCCACTTTCATTTCAATGTGTATGAATCTATTGGCCAATGGCGCAGGCATTCTATATGTGATGCCTCTGTCTGCTTCTCTGTTACCAGCGGCAATAATCACCACATTGTCAGGCAGTTTGTATGTGCCCACTCTTCTGTTGAGAATCAATTGATATGCTGCCGCCTGCACTGATGGTGCGGCTGAATTCATTTCATCCAAAAATAGTATAATTTTTTTATGATTATTAGCCATTGATTCTGTAGGCAGTTCACTGGGAGCGGCCCAAATCATATTGTTTTCTTTGGCATTGTAGTAGGGAATTCCTTTGATATCTGTGGGTTCCCATAAACTTAATCTGATATCGATCACTTTGGCATCTATGCTGTCTGCAATCTGATGCACTATATCGGATTTACCAATACCAGGTGCTCCCCATAAAAATATAGGACGTTGTTTGTTGATTGCGTGTGTGATGCTTCTCTTTGCGTTGTTGGGACTAATCTGTCTTACTGCTAGACTGTCTTTGTCTGACTTTGCCATAATGTACTCCTTTTTTAGTTTGTTTCAGTGCCTTATTGTTATTACATAATAGCATCTGAAGAATAATAAGTCAAACTTTTTTGAAAGAAAAAAGTGTTCAGATTCAACAGTTTAAAAACACTTGAAAATTGTGGATAATTTAAGATTCTAATGGTCTACTCATGGCCTTAATTAATCCATACTTGCGTATGTCGCCTGAAAACAAGTGAAGTTCCATGGCCTTTTTCTCATTGGTCACCACAATGCCATCCGCTGCTAGATAGTATGGGCAATCTATGAATTTGTCCAAAAATATCAACACTTGTGTGGTTATGGTGAATTCTAAAGGAAAAGGCACATCATAAGTCTGTAATTGCAGTCTTTCTTGCACAAATTTAAGACCTTCTTCAGTGAGCCTCAAACCTCCTTCAGTTTTTACTCTACTGTTTTTCCACCAAACGGGTAGGTATTCTTTTATGGTAGTTTCAGTGATGCTTATATTAGCCTGCTGGAGGAATATTTTAGTGTAGGTATTTTTCCAGTCCATTATTTTTCTGTGACTGTTTCACCTTGGGTAAGTTTGACCACAGTAAAATCTTGCACATTGAAAAGAGTGTTGAGTTTCTTGGCAAGATTGAACGCATGTCCTGGATTTGAAAAGGATACTTTCTTATACTTGGGGCCAGGATAATTGGTGGTCATGTTGGATGATTTGAGATTGAATGGTTTGTTCTTGTAAAACACGGCCCATATGGCTTCTGCATCCAAAACCTGTTCGGATTTGTAGTCTTTTTTATTAATGTTCTCCAAAAGAACTGTAGGCTTGGGTCTGCTCATGCATCTCCTTATGAACTGAATTAAGCACACATATTTATGTCTTTTGATAAAATATATTTTGGTAAGACTACTGCTAGTGGTGTGAGATTGCTATTTAAACAGGGTGTAAAACAGCACACACAGTAGGCTTAGTGTGGATGCGCCACTGATGCATAGTAAGGGAAAAAACGCCTTCAATTTGAATCTAATCCACATGTTTTCGCCTTCTTCTTGGAAGTATTCAGGAGCAGTCATGTAGGGATTAAAATGGTTGTTGGGCAGTGTGGTGTTGGCTATTTGCTCTATTTCTTTGTCACTGATGCTCACAGTTTTCCTCCATCCATCTGTATTTGTATGGGATCTGCTTGATCCTTTTTGACCAATAGATTCTCATAATCACCAGCCAATCTACTCATCACAATGCCCAAAGCATAGGCCACATTTTTGGCAGTGGTAATGTCTATCTTCACTTCTTTTTGATTGCTTTGATCAGCCACTTTGATCTGCTGGATCAATTGCTGCAAGGGTGCTGTGTTGATGGGTGTGGTCATTGATTTGTTCCTTGTTGTTTGTTGGCACTGCTGAGTTCCTGTTTCATTTCCAGCAGTGTTTTGAATGGTCCTCTGTTGGGATATCTATCTATGGTCAACAGTTTTGGGCAAAAACTTTTGACCCATCCTTTTTCAAATTTGATAATGTAATATCCAGCACAGTACAGTGATTTGGATTTTTTACTTTTGGTGAACAAAGGCAATTTTTTCTGCACATCAAATATTGGATTGCAAGGTTCAAACTTGGTGGGATATCCATACACTGTGTTGAAGTCCACAGTGGACTCTTGTGACACAGTCACAGTGGTGTTGCCCCACAACCAATCACCTTTGAATTCTTGTTGTAATTGCTGTTCAGTGTCAAACATTTTTGTACCAGTGGCACAACTGAACATGTATCTGTGATCTTCTTGACGACACAGGGTGCCCAACTTGATACCTTCTGATTCCAGTATCCAAAATTTGCCGTCCAATATGGGTTTAGCAATCACTGTCATGCAGTGACCTCCTCTTTAATTTTATATTTGGCATTCAATGGTTCAGCATAACTCTGTGCTTGGTCCACAATTCTTTGCATGTCCCATTTGGCACAAAATTTGATCAATTTGATTCCCACTTGTTCCACTGCTTTGGGTTGGGCTGCTTGTGCCACAGTTGCAGACATAATCTGTTTAATTTCATCTGGCTGTGCTCGTAAATTACACAGTATCACGTTTCTGTTGTAATCATCCAATACTCTGTGCTCCACACCTTCGTGATCCATCCATCTCTGCAACATCATGTTGTTCCAATTGAATCCTTTGTTGGTTCTATCTTCATATGCTTCTCTCAATCCCACTTTGGTCTTGGTGCCTTTGGTCCTCACTCCTGGAAATGCAGAAAATATGTTGTCTGTGCTGTCACCTCTCACGCATTTTTCAAACAGTTGCCATTCAGGTTCAGGTGCTGTTTTATTCTCTCCTGTTTTGTTGTCTTTGACTGGATTGCCTTTTTGATCAAAATATCCTTCATGAGTGATTGTCACTTCAGAAATACCATTAAATTGTTTCACATTGGGTGCAATTAACTGTGCAAAATCACTGTCAGTGCTGATGATCACATGCTGATCTCTAGGATGTGCTTGTATCCAAGCAGATATAAGATCATCTGCTTCTAATCTTGCATTTTGCAACACTGTGCAATTGGTTTTGTTCTGAATAAATTCTTTAAAATTATCAAATGTCTCCCAAAACACTGTTTCTTCTTCTTTCTCTTTGGCTGTGAGTGCTGCACGTGCATCTGATCTGTTGCGTTTGTAGGGTGCGTAAAAATCCTTGCGCCAACTGCGTCCTTCCAAACAAAATACCACATGATCTCCACGAAAGTCTTTCCAAACTTTTCTAACACCATTTAGAGTGATGTGCAAAGCCATGCCTATCTTCTCCGACACGTCTCCATTGGTCACATGACGTGATCTAAAAAATACGTTAGCAAGATCCACAAGCAAGTAAGTCATTAACTAATTTCTGATCTATCCTTTCCAAGTTTATTCACATTGATGTATCCAGCGCCACGTGTGGGGTCCTGTCCTTGTTCCTGTAGTACATTTCTTGTGACTTCCTTAAACCATCCATCCACTATCTCTTCATTGGTTTCACCTTTGTATCCTGCTGTGATCAATTCTTCTATGAAAGCATTGTTCCAGTCCAGTTCAAAGAAACCGTTTCTAATGTTTTCTTTGTTGATGTGAGTTTCCAGCACTGCCACCCAAGGCTTGCCTGCTTTGGTCGCTGCTTCTTTTTCACGCAATAATGCTTGATGTGATTCACTCATCAGTTCAGTTTTATCATCTTTCTTAAATATTTTTTTAACTTTGTCAAATATACCCATGTCTTTTTTCTCCATTATGTGCCCCATGCATTTTTAAACAGAGGCACCTGTAATCTATCACTGTATCTATATCCCATCTTCATTGCCAGTTCTGCCACTGTTTTGTTGTTCATATGATAGACACTTTCTACTCCACCCACAGGCATCAGATACACTGATCCCGAGAATCCTGCTTTACGATAATCTTTCACTGCTTCCATGGCTTCCAGCACATCTGTTTGATCTGCCACCACAAATTTCAAATACACATGACCCACTTCGGCATATTCAGCCACCACTTCAGGCAGTATGGCTTCTTCACGTTTTTCTCCGCTCACACTTAATTTTGCACTGACAGAAAATGTCACACTGTCTTTGTTTCTGTTGTTGCGTTGTGTCCATTCTTTCAAATATTTTTTAAAATCCTCATGCAATTTCTGTGTGCCATTGGTCTCAAATGTGATTTCTTTTAGATCCTGCATCTTCACATGTTCCAACAGATCAGGATATGCTCTCTGCCAACCCAACAAAGGTTCTCCGCCTGTGAATATGAAATGTTCATCCACCCATTTTTTATGAGGCAATATCTCCATTGTTCTTTCCACAATGGCATCTGATGTCAGCATGGGAGATAGATCCTTGAATCTTGGATCCCAAGATGCATATGAATCACAGCCTGTGTTCACCAAAGGCAGTTCTTTGTAATCTTTGAATGGATGCAGTTTGTGTTGTTCAAATACTCTGTCATTCTCATCACTTCTCATGCCTTTGATTAGGCCAAATCCAGCACAAGTAAAATTACAGCCAAATGTTCTCAAGAACACCGAAGGCACTCCCATGTAGCGTCCTTCACCTTGTATGCTGTAAAATAATTCTGCTATCTTAATCTTGCTCATACTAATTCTTCTGCTATTCCCAACAGTTCAGCTATTATCAATAATGATCCTGCTGTGATAAAATGTCCGTATATCAATGCTACTCCTGCAATGATTCTAAATCCACTTTTGATCAGTGATATGTAAAAATGTCCTCGGCTGTTGTCTTTAGGCTGTATGTTCATCTTTAATTTCTCCCAATGGCGTTGCTG